ATCACCAAAGTTGGATTCAATAAGGAGTTTAGTTACGTTGTACTTTCTACAACCCCTTAGAATGTCCAATAACGTGTTGTCTGAGTATCCATCCTTATAAGCTCGCATTTCGTGCAAGTACAGGAAACCATTTCGTTGGGAGATATAAGCTGCTGCTGTCTCATCTGTACCTCTACCCGATGGATCAACTGAGCAGATTGTTTCGTCGTAAGGCCCCCAATCTCCTTGGAGTTGCATTGGACGGTAGAAATAATCTCCAGGTAAGCCGACAGTGGGAGCGTCCCGAATGACATTGGAAGGGTCGCTGCACCAGATGATGGAATCAGGGGCGTTAGTAGGATTAACAGAGGTGACGATAAGGTCAGCCATCTTAAGTGGGAATTTTTCTGCATCACTAAGCGTGGTATCAAGTTGGAACTGCAACATGAAGTTGCTACGCCCCATTGCGGCTTCACGCTCGATAAGGTCTTCATCACCAAAGCGATCGGGATCTGTTACATCCCACGCTTGAGCACCGTTATCGATATCAGATTGCAGTTGAGGTGCAATTAAGCCCTCATAATTAGCTAACGATCTAGGTATGCGTGCAGGCCACACAAACGGGCGATAGTTTCGCTCGGCTAACTTTCGGTAGACAGTAAATGTTGTCTGAGGTGTACCCAGATACATAATTCTACTGTCTTTCTTTGGCGTTAAAATTGATTCGGCTTCAGTACATAGTTGTAGAAGTTTCTCCCTCATCAATTCCGTCATTGAGTTACCAGGAACTTCAATGTCGTCGAGAATCATTAAATCGGCGCGGCTTCCGGTTAGCTGTCCAGTGATGCCCACCGACTTTACGGACGGAGCTTGGTGGGGTGAGCAGTTCACATCGAAGCTTATCCTTGACCACCTTGCATCGTCTGACTTCGGACGTAAATGAGAAAGCCATGGTGTTTCAATAATGAGTTTTTGTAGGAAGATACTCATGTTGTCTGCACGCTCTTTTGAAGCGGAGATAATCATGATCTTCTTTTCGGCATCATTAAAAAGAGTCCACAAGACGAACGCTCCAGTAATCCAAGACTTACCGACGCCACGAAAAGCTTGGATCTGTAGACGTTTTGGACCATGCTGCAGATAGTCAGCAATGGCGTATTGCGCTCGGGTGGGGGACGGCAGATCAAGCTGCTGCCACAGGGCTTGCAGGAACAGCTTGAAATCCGTCTTTAGTGAATGGAGTATGTCGTTCATAAGCGGCTATTTCTGCCGATATTCATTAGAAGGCTTTGTTTTTCTTCTTTACTGCGTTCTTTAGTTGTTTCTTTGAAAGCAGCACGTCCAGCATCAATAGCCAAACTGCTAAGACCCGTAACAGCAGAGGTAAATTCACCAGCGCCCATCATTGGAACACCAACGACGGCGCCAGGACCAGTAAGAGATAGTGCAGCACCAGTTGCTGTGACACGATCACCCCAGCCAGACCACCAATCAAGATGCTTGTTGATCTTGAGGGTTGGATCGTTGGGGTTTTGTTTGATCTCTTTTTCTCTGGCTGCTTGGTTCCTCTCTACATTGAGAGCACCTATACCTGTTCCAAGGAATGGAACTACACCTAGAGCACGGCTAGCTGCGGGGTTTTTCAGTAGTGGAGCTAGGTTGCGGATCTTTGCATTGTTTGATTGCTCAATCAGCAGCTCTTGAACTTTGCCAGGGATTTTTGTGATGTCTTGATCACCACTAAACAAAGCACGGGTAATACCTTCAGGTGCTCTAATTAGTTGATCGACAAGGGCTCTACCTTCACCACCAACCTTATTAAAGATGTTTTCTACGTTAGCTTCTGATGGTGGCTGGAAATCTAGGTCAACAATACCAGCCGCTTTTAATGCCTTACGTGCTTCACGTGTTTCAGGGCTAACCGTATTAGTAGCTTCATTAAGCTGCTTTTTGAATATTAAGGCAGCTGCTTTATCGGAGCCACCACCTTCAAGTATTTGCTGAGCAAGAGCCTCTTTATATGGTTGGTCAGCAATGATGCCAAGACTTTGACCAGTAATAGCTTGAGGTTCCATCCTATCGGTATAGGCTTCCCACCAATCATTGTGGTTTTGGATAAGCCCACCACTATCAGGTAAAAGTCTGCCTCCTAGCCCAAAGTGAGCATTGAAAGGACTATTGCGTCCCCTGTGTGCGTCAAAACCTAAGCCACTATATTCAAGGTTACCTTGTGTTGAACCTAAAGATCTGTTTGTATCCCTAATGCGTTGACGATTATCCACTTGATCTTGGATAGTCAAACCACGTTCGCTTCTGCGAATTTCAGCGTGACCAGTTTGGTGATGGATCTCTTGATTACCAATCTGCAAGCTTTTGAGCGCTTGATCGTCTCGCTTTCTCCCACCTTCTAAAACACGTTGAGCTTCTTCAGGTGAATCATTTTGCATTCCCTCCAATAACCCAAGAAAGTCTTGTATTAACTTGCTGTTTTCAAAATCTCCAGTGAAATTGGCTAGTGCATCAAATCCACGAAGGGGTTTTTTACTTCCAGATCGTATTTGACTGCTGCGTTCTCTAAGAGTATTTAGGATCTTAAGTAGATCCTTCATATCGTCCATAAAAAAAGCCGCCCGAAGGCGGCGCTATCTATCCTCCCGTGGATAGGTTGACTATGAGATGTGATCTAAAATTTTCTGACGACGTTCAGGATGTAAGCCAAAACGACTCATCATCCATTCGTCCCAGTGTTCACTTCCTTTATCCTGATTACACGTACGGCAGGCCGGTACGCAGTTACTAGTAATTGTTTCGCCGCCACAACTACGAGGGCGAACGTGATCAATAGTAAGTTCATGTAAGTCATAAGAGTTTCCACAATAAACACATGTACAGCCGAAAGATTCTTTAACGGCACGCCTCCAAAGGCGTGTTGCTTCAGAGGATGTCATGCTTATTAAGTTATGAAGGTAGTAATCAGGGTTTGGAAGTAATGGGGTCATGCTTTACCACGATTTCGCGCTCTGTTTTTGCTGGCTTTTTCAAGGAATACTGATCCATCCTTTTTATGGGATACATCTTTACCGTCTCCTTTCTTCCCCATACGTTTGTTGAGGATCATCAGCTTTGCGCGTCTTCGCTTTTCAGCAGGTCTTTTGTTGTACTTTTTCCGGTAGGCCGCTTTTTTAGCTTTGGCCTTTGGGTTAGCTCGATAGTATCGAGTTGACTTACTTGCCATACAATCTGCTCTGTACTAGTTCTGGGTCAATTTTGGGAATTACGCTGGCAAGTTTCTCCAGTGGGTTGCCGTCATAGGCGACACCACTGATGTCATTTGCCTTTAACCAATCGCAAGCAGCTTTAAGGTCTTGGGTCGATGCTTCGCCAGACTTCAAACGTGCTAGAAATTCTTTAGTGACTAGGTTGTGTAATTCGTTGAATTGATCCTCTGTGGCTTTTTTCTTAGCCATGAATTGCAATCCGGTCTAATTTGTTTTCGATGCGAACCATGTGAGCTTCCATCTTGTTTAGAGCTTGGACTAACTCATCACGGGTCACATATTTTTCAGCTACTCTTAGCTCAATACCATCAATCCGGCGATCCAATTCTTGGACCCGTTGATTTTGCCGCGTCATAACTGCACCTAGCCCAGTAGCTATTGCAATAGATGCGGCTACTGTCGCTTCTAGCATTTTATTTGTCGTTGATAGATACGATTGGAACGATGTCATTACATAGGTGTTCGACACGTGAGCCAGGTCTAAATGTAAATCCTTTTCTCATTAAGTCTGCACACTTCTCTGCTCTGATGAGTTCATAATTAAGTCTCATCTTTTGTTCGTGACGCTTAGCTATAGCTTTACACTGTTCAATCATTCCGCTATCAAGCGGGATCATAAAATTGACTTGTGCACCCCAGTTAGCGTTTTTAACGTAACCCTCTGGGTCTACTGGTCTTGTTTCGTTGCCCATCATGAATGGGCTTAATGTCATTGTCGGACCATTACAGGAATTGGACCCTGCAAAGTATTGACGTGACGGAGCTCCATTGTTTTGGAATTGCACCGCTTGATTTGTGACATTGCCAGTAGCAGCGGCAACAGGATTAGAGGTATTCTGTACGCGAGGTTCCTCAGCATATGCTGGACCTACTGCGAGAAGATAGACAACGATGTAGTGGTAGAGGTGATGTCGATGTCTTCTGTGATTGTTATGTCTTCGATTACCCCTGCTGTGCGAGAGGTGATCTCCAGCTGCCACGGATCTCCTGCGGTGGTTACCGAGTAGGTAGTTGCAGAGTCGGAGATATCCCCGCTTGGGGTTACATTTGTGCCAGACCATGAGGAATAGGTGCCACCCATAACCTCTGTCTCGATAACTCGGTCAATGGTGGTTGTAGTAGTTGTAGTCGCTTGCATACTCCCCTGAGTGAAGTTGGGGGTAACGGTCTGAGCGTTTGCTACTGCTGGTACAAAAAATAATAGTGCCAGTAGTTTTTTCATTCTTTCTTTTCTCGGGTAATAGAGAATGTTGCCAATGTGCCCGATAGGATGGAGGCCACATAAGTTGGATCCATTTTTTCCATCCATCCTGCATAAGATGCAGTTAGAAGTCCGGCGGACCAAACCAGAACGAGGAATTTAATAAAACCCTCTTTTTTATTGTCTTTGTCCATCCGATTAATAGCGGTTTACTATTTCCAAGCTGGACCAGTAATCCAACCTACAATAGATTTTCTAAGACCAGATTTAACAGGCCTCACTCTATGTAAAAGATCACTCTTAAACGTAACTAGCAACCCCTTGTTTTTCGGGATTTGGATCATTTGCCGCTGCTCAGTAATGATTTGCAGCTCACCACCTTCATACTCATCTTCATCTGATAGCTGCAATGAAAATGAAAGCTTTCTGATCATTGTTTGAGTAGGTACGGAATCTGTATGCCAGTCGTAATGATGTCCTACACCATATTCACTATATTGGAGTTTGTTACCAGCAATACCACCCGATAAATCATAATTATAGTTATATTGATTTTGAAGGTTGATGTAATGCATAATAAAACCAACCCCCCAATACTGCTCATCTAAAGCGGCAATATTGCTTTGCCTGATAGAAGAATTAGATTCATTTTGACCCACTGAAGCAGGCGCAAGTTCAGTATGCGTTTGCTTGATGTCTTTACAGAGGATATCAATAATATCTTGAGGTAGTTGCGTAAGTGATCCAGTTGCTGGTTGAATATTAGTCATCTTGTTTTGGTGGTTTTCGTTTAGTTATTTTTGTCCACGCTGTTTTGATGACTGGCTTGAGAAGTGATACAAGCCTCTTAAATACCGCAGTAGCTGTCAGGGTGGCCGCGACTGAAACAGTTGCTGTACTTACCGCAGTGACCAGAATTTCCTGACTAGGTACCGGTATCTCTTTGTCGAGAATCGGTACGTTTATGTAGTCAACTTCTGGAGCTTTTACAGGTGGAGTTGGTTGCTTTGTTGCTGGTGTAGAAGGTTTTGCACCTTCCAGGGGCTTCCCTTTGATCCCAGGAGGCGGTCTAAGGCCGCTAGGAGGCACCACAAGGGGCTTGTAACTAGGTACATGAGCATCTGGTACCTCCAGTATTGGAACCGGCAAATTAAGCGGTTCTGGGAGGGACATATAGGGAAGCTTTGGTGGCTCCCCTAGGTCCATCAGAACTTCTTAGGAAAGAGACCGTTGGCAACAAACTCAACGGCTTTGTCATCAATTTCGTTATCAGTAGACTCAGCCAGTTTGGTGAGCATATCGATAATAAGGATTTTTACTTTGTCCGAATTCAGAAAAGAGAACAGGACAGGACGGATAAGTGCAATCATTTTTAATCACCAGGATAAGGGTAGCGTGCTCGGATTTCAGCAACTTTTGCGTCATACACGGATTGTTCAATGTCTCCACGTTGTACTTGGAAGAACAATGGATCAGCTTCTTTAGCAAAAGCCTCTGCTCTAAATTTTTGATTATGGTACTTTTGAAAACCACCTTCGTTATTAAATTTTGTCCACTCAGCTTCGAGCTCAGCTTCTGTAGGTTGTTTAGTACCTTCAGGACAATTCCATTCAACAATCTTGCCGTCAACCACGTTAACAGCGAGACCTTCTTTAATTTTACCTAGACGTTCAGCCATAAACATGGGATCTAGGACTGACCAAATTGCGGGATTAGACATTAGTTAGCGTACCTCCAAATATTTACGAAGATGTGGATACCATCACCCCAGTTTCGTGCTGTGCCGCCGCCACCAATACCTTGGCCATAGGTATTGTAACTTGTTTGACATATATGTTCGATACGATATGAGCGTGAGGTGTTAGCTGGAATAGTGATGTCTATGTGGCCTTGACAACCACGCATATCCGCCCAATAAGGGACTGAAGCGTAAGAAACACCACCCATGCCTTCAACAGTGCCGCTGGTAACGTTAAAAAGACGCGTCGCATTTGCGTTCACATAAGCAGTGTTACCGTCCCATTGAATCAGATATTTACGGGTTGAGTCGTCCGTATTGTTAAGTATCCATTGATTACTGCTTAGACTTGAAACAACTGAACCATCGTTTTCAAAGATTTCGTTTAGGTTACGAGTGGTCCATGTACCAGCGGTCAAAGTACCACCAGTCGTTGTGTTGTTATTACCAATGTTGTAACGCAAAATTGCATGTCCATCAAACCAACCGGATGGTTGATCTGTATAGCTAATAGTTCCATCAGTAGCAAACTGAATGATCTGGTTAGCTGACGGAGCTGTAGTTGGCAAAGTCCAAGTACGGTTAGCACTCATATTTGCCGTAGCGATAGTGAAGGTATTGGTACCATCAGTATCGTCAAGAACCAGTGAATCTTCCGTAGGTGCATCACCCCAGGAAGGAGTCAAAGCCATATCCACAACACGAATACGGACATTACGGCCGCTGCTGTTGTGGTCACGGATGTAAACATCATCCGGTGTGCTGGCATCCGGTTGGAAGTTCAGAGTACCTGAACCGTTAGTTACGTTTGCGTTAGCAGAGCCAGCGTGGTCCGTACCAAGCAGGTTGGTAGCCTCACCACTTGCATCAGTGTGCAGGTTATAGTTACGAGTAGAACTAGCAACTTCAACAGTGATCGTATAGGTCAGACCACGAGTACAGAAGATGACACCGTTGTTATCAGTAGAACCGAAAGTAGTTGATGCATCAGCCTGATCGTTCTGGTCACGAGCCCTGCCGTGATTGTTGTCAGGTTCGTCGTAACGAATAGCACGACTAGGGATAGATTCGCGAGGATCTTGCTGAACCGTCAGTCCGGCACCTTCTGCGCCAATAGGAAGGCGAGCATTGGCACCAGTATTATCGCGATACAGAAGATCACCGATAGTAGTAAGAACATTGTTCTCAGGTGCGGGGACAATCTCATCCCAAGAGGAATTCAAGGGTGAGGTGTTTGGCTCATTGCCTGCAGCTGGGTCGTTATCAGCAGTCGCCAAGAAAATAGCGCTGTCATGGGTAACAACGTCGTTTTCAAAGTAGTCAGCAGTGTCATCAAAATCACCACGGAAGTTAAAGCCAGGAGCCATAACTTCAAAATCATCACTAGCCTCGGGGCGAGTGGTGTTAGTAGCAGCAACGGCTGTAGTAACGATCCAGGAAGTACCGTTGTCGAAAACTACATCGTCAACTGCATAAGCGGTTTCGGTTGCCCAGTTACCCCGCCAGTTGAATTTAAGTTTGCCTAAATTAAGAGTTGCCATTAGATATCGTAGATAAGGTTACCGTTGGTAAACGAGAAGCGGGGTAAGTTAGTTCCCTGATCGATAGCACCAGCTGGGAAGAATCCCCAGTGATAATCGCCATCAAATAAATAATCTTCGATGTTGTACTCCGTAGAGCCATCATCACCAGTTTCTTTATCGATATCACTTGCAGTGGTAGCAGGTGTGTAGTCGATAATTAAGTCGCCGTTGTTTTCACGTCGGAAGCCCATGAATACCGTGTCCCGTAGAACACCGCTATCATTGTCTTCAATCCAGTCACGTTGTTCCTGTGCCTCTTGGGCGTAGAAACGTGCACCGCGAAGGCTATTGGCGACAACATCAAGGCTAGTAGCCCAGTTCTGTGCTGTAGTTGCAGCAGTTTCTGCTTCAGTTACTTTTGCATCAATGTCAGTTTCCAAGGCATCAAGCTGACCCTTGTTAACTGCATCATTGTCATTAGTACCGTCAGCAACATTGATAACCTTGTTACTGTTTGCGTCTAGGACTTGGCTGAATGAAGCACCGTCCTCTTGCACGTAGTTGCTTTCAATTTCTTGTGTTGCATCAAAGATCAGTGAAAAGTTCTCATTCAGTTGAGCAGCTGAAAGCGCACTACCAGCAGTAAAAGTGATAGGGATATCATCGAGATCAGTATCCCTATAAACACGGACGTTACCAGTTCCCACAGGAAACTGGGTATCCGTCATTGAAATAGTGTTGGTGGAAGAATCAATAGTCCAGGCATAGATGGGATCGCCGGTCTCCCATCCTGTCATTTTGCCTGATTGCGGGATATCGTCGAAAGTCCCATTGCTATTCTTCAAACCTACCTTGACATAATCAAGGCTGATGGCGTTGAAAGAATAAGTGTAAGTTTCTGCGGCGCCATTTTTTAGCTCAGGAGCGTATGCAGCCATAATTATCTATAAGGTAGGGGTATCACTCCAGCTCGGGCGTCTTCTTGCTGTCTTACAGCATTAGCTTCCCAAGCGCGGATTTGATCTTTGAAGGTAGCGTTTTCTTCCGCACGGTTCTTAGCCGAACGCATTGCAGATTCGACTTCCCAGTAAAGACGCTCGAATTCGCCTTTTTCCATGAACTCTTGATCTGCTCGCTTTTGTTCGTTCGGTAGTCCTTTACGCCGTGCTTCTCTAAGGCGCTCAACCCATTTGGTATAAGCTGCTTTCTTCATTGCAGCATCAATTGCACGTTGCCAAGAGGGATCATTACCCATAGCTTTGTACAATTCTTCTTTCATTTGAGGTGTGTACTTAAAGCCACCATCAGACTTATTCATGATGGGACGCACATCAAATTGAATATCAATTAGGAATTGTTCGCGAGGGGAAGGTTCGTCGTACTGCTTAAACGGCAGCGTTGCGTTAAGGATGCGGGTAAGGAGGTTGTCGGAATAGCCAACCTTGTCACCTTCAACCCAGCTGAAACGACGTGGTAAGGCGCCTTCTGGATCAACACCATCAAGCCATGCGTTGCGGTTGCGGAGCTGGGACATGAGGTTGTCCTCTACTTCCCGCAGACCGGGATACATGATTTGTCCAATCTCACGGCGAACGCCGCTGAACGGGAGCAGACCACTGATGGACGTTGCACCCCAGCGAGCCATAGCTGCAGGGTTGCCTTGCATCACGTCAAGCATCGGCTCAAGCGCACCCATCCAGGATTTCTGGGTTACGGATGCAGCCAAGACAAATGCCAGCTTGTATTGGAGTTCCTCCTGCTTAGCCGTACCAAGCTCATCGAAGTTATCCATGACGTTGGCAGTCAGAGCAAGCCAGTCGGACAGGGGACCCATACCGTCGTAGGAGTACCACTTGCCGTCCCAGCCCTTGTAGGTACGTGGTTGCCAATCGGCTTCACGGCGGACTTTCTGGACTTCTTTCTTCCAATGACCATCGCCACGCAGGCGGTCCTGCATGAACAGGTAGCTGGCACCTAAGCCAAAGACCATACCCATAGCCTTGCGGCCAAGGATCTCTTTCTTCAGTGTCTTGAATTTGGCGATCACGTCTCCCTCAGTGGAGATACCACGAGAGGACAGGATGCGCTCGATCTCAGGACCGTTGAAAGACTTGGTAGGGCGGTAAGCCAGTTCGTTGATGTCCTTAGCGAAGGCAGACAACGGCAGCGACTGGTTAAAGACGCCGACAGCGTTAGCTGCAGTACGTGGGAACAGCAGGAAGCCTTTAAGAAGCGGGAAGTGTTTGATCATGCTGTTGAGAGCATCCACACCCCGGTTATCCAGACTCAGAGCTACTTCACGAGATGAGTAATCCACGGCATCATCCGTGATCATCCCAGTGTCATCAAAGAGTTTGGCGTACTCAACTTCAGTAGCTTCTTTAAGTGTTTTCTCAGTTACATCTACACCAGCTGCACGCAGTCGATCAAAAGCACGGATACGGGCTTCAGATGAACCGATCATTGCACGGGTAAATCCGTCAAATGCGGTCATTGCGTTAGCACCAAAGCGAAGCCACGGGTGCTCAGCAAGGTCGTTAACTTCTTCAAGCATTGTGACCAATGCCAAAGGACCATCGTTACCTGCATCAGCAGCAGCTTCTGCGTAGGCTTTATTAAGCATCAGGTTGTCCTTGTTAACCTTCACAAGGTCATCCCTCATGATGTAGCTAACACTGTTCGGATCTTCAGAAGCCATGCTGAAGACCTTTGCCATGTGCTCAAAGCCACGGCTAAGGGATTCACCAAATGCAGAGTATTGAATCCAGGCACGCTGCATTGTCTGACCATCTAAGGTGACAGCACTGCCAAGGAATAGGTTGAGAGGCTTCAATGCCATCTGTACCAAGTTACCTAGACCTGCCTTAGCAGGAGTAGAGATACTGGTCAGAAGTGAGTTGTAGTAGTTACTCATCAAAGCATCAACAACCATTGACGGAATCTCAGGGGCTCCATCAACAAACGCTTTACTGATTGTTCCCATGTTGTTCTTAACAATGTTGTTAAGTTGATCCATGGTGTGGATCTTGCCGTTTGTCAGCTCGTAAGCCAACATCATCGGTCCAAGGAACTCAGGGCGTTCTTTGTTAATACCGCGCAGGGTTTCCAGAGTTTGCTTAGCATCGCCATACTGCTTTTTGATCAGCTCACTCATTTCGATTTCACCGTTCTGGACACCAGCCAGTACTTGGTTCGCAGTTTTCATGCGCTTCCAACGGTTTTTCATATTGAGTGCACGGCCAGCGATGTAGGAAGCCACACCCTTCTCAGCCATCAAATACTCCAAACGAGTCATGATCATTTCTTGAGCACGGGCTACTGCTTCTGTACCGCTCATATGGCGTACGGTTTCAGCAACGTCAGAGACTTGTCCTGCTAACGAGTGATTCAAGATTGCAGCTGCTTTAATCTCATCCATCTCAAGGAACTGTCGGAAATATCCTTTAGTTGCCTTGATAGCAGCGTCATAAGCTTGATCGTCTAAGAATTTGACACCTTCATAGGTATTTGTTTTCCAAGACTCAAGCGCTTCCTTGAGGTCTTTAGCTGTCATCGATGGGTCTAGCCACTGTGCAGCTAGCTCATCACCTGCTTCACTGATCTGCTTACTAGTGAGATAGAAATCAGGTCCCTTGTACTCAACACCGTCATAAGCACGGAGTTGTTGAGCTGCTTTCTTGTAGATCTTGCGGAGCTGTTGAGTGCTCAGTTGCAGACCGTTCTCCAAAGCTGACTCTGTGTAGACACTTCCAAGCCGTCCCTTACGGGTTCCAAGGTTTCCATTGATACGTGCCTGGTCCGTCTGGGCTCCGTAGATACCCATGTTGTCCCTAGTAACACCGCCTTGCTCGCGGTGAGTAAACATATCGTGGTTGCCAAGTTGTGGCTCAGTTGGGTTTGGATCAGCTTCTTTCCGTACATCACCAAGACCATCGAGCATTTCATCACGCTTGATCTGTGCACGTGTGACGTGTGCCTCAGCAATCTCTTGCGGTGTGTCAAAGACGCTTTCAATCAGACCACGATCGCGCATACTTTGCACGAACTGATCTTTCTCGTCTTTGCTCAGATCACTCCACTTGAAAGGACTGCCAGTTGTCTCAGCGTTGGTGGTGTAATACTTCTCTGCCTGCTGCAATGC